ATGTATGGAGGGGCTCATAAGCTCTTTGAATACCTTACTCCCTGGGGAGATATATCATGTATTATGAGTATCGATGGAAAGAAATTTGACAGTACATTTCACAATCAAGCCGCAGAATTAATTTATGATTTCAGATATGACTGTTTGGCATCTGAATACAAAAGCGATAAATCAATTATGCGCTTCCGCAACATTAGAAAACAGATATGGAGTTCACCACTCGTTGACATTGACGGACACATATACCGCAAGGATACAGGCAACACGAGTGGTCAGGGTTGCACCACACCCGACAACATTTTGAAAAATTGGTTGGATTTCAAATTCATGTGGTTGGTTTTAGCCCCGGATGACTTGAAGAATTATGAGTCATTCAAAAAATACACAAGAACATTATTCGTTGGGGATGATGCAATTGTGTCTGTGCATCCTGATGCACAAAGATTCTACAATAGAGAGGCTATTCTCTCTATTGCTCCAAGGATAAATATGCGTTATGAGTTCGAACATGCATCATTTCAGCGTTTTAAGGATGTGTCGTTTATAGGACACAGATTTTTATATATGAATGTACCCAAAACACCGTACAAACTGTATCTACCACACATAGACTGCGCGAAGATGCGAACAAGTTTAGTAAGATACAATGTTAACAAATCTCTATACAATTCTATTGTTCGTTGCAATGGTTTGAGAGCCGAAACTTTCGCTTGTGAGTCTTGTAGAGATTGGTTCCACCGTATATTCGTATATTTAAAAGGGTTATTGCCAAAACCCTATACCAAAAAAGCAGAAGAGGCACTTAGTACGTATTTTTCAGATGACCAGTTGTGGGAATTGTATACCAATTTAACATTGGCAGATATTTATTGTTCAACACAGGCGCTCCCTGCCAATAAAATTAAATTCCACCCGTTGAATCTTTAACAATGTCATCAGTTGTCACCAAATACGTTAAGAATAAAGCCAAAAAAGTAGCTCAGAAAGCTGCAGAAACTGTTGCATCGACAGTCGTTGGTGCGGTTTCTAATTATGGTAAAAAGAAAAAGCGCAAGAATAAAGCAAAAAATAAAGACAAAGATTCCATTAAATTTATGGACCCCCGAAATAAAATGACTTTTAGAGATCAGACAAAATACAATAGTTTAGATAGAAGTAGAATTAGTAGTACACAGTATGAACGTGATCTCTTTAGGTTGTTTGTTGACCCATTTGGTTGTAGGAGAGGTTTGCGTTTAGCATGGGACAGTTCGCTGCCAACTGCTATAATGACTCTAACATACAGAGGTTTCATTTACACTGACGTCTCTGGTTGGCTATTTACTATGTTACCATCAATCAATTATCCTCTGTTCTATAAGAGTAATACAAGCGTTGGTCCTAATGCATGGTCGCAATCAGCTGTACTATTTCCTAGTGGTCTAGATGTGATGTCAAACGTAGATAGTTATCGATTTATATCTATGGGCATGAAAGTGCGTGCTGTTGGATCAATGGCAAGTGTGAACGGTATCTTTTCAGCTTGCACAGAGAATACAGAACCCTGGGCAACACCACACTGGGATACTGCGACGAGCTCTTGGAAGCAAACTCGTAACACGGCAGAAATATTTGTCGATCCGAATAGAGCTGTCACAGACATGGTGAAGCCAGCTATTGTGACATGGCATCCACACTTCGCAAATGAGTTTAATTTTCAAGACCAGGTTATACATGAGGACATGCATTGGAATACACACTTTTCACAGTGTAGCATTGGTATCCATGCGGCCTCATCCGGTCAAACGTTTGAAGTAGAAATGGTGGGACACGTTGAATGGTTTCCAACCAATTATTCCGGATCAGTTCTCTTCGATTTGCAGACAGCAGATGGCACTAGAGACAGCACAGAGAAGGTTATCAGACGACTTAGAGATAACACACATAGATCAGGACAGTTTACTACTAGAAATTTTTCGGTTTACAAATCTTCGAAGTCAGAAATAGAGGACAAACCAGCCGACAAGGGTGAGAAGAAAATCACTATCTCTGAAGCTGAGTACCTCGAGTTGCAAAAACAAAAGGCAAAAATCTGACTAAATAATAATCCACTTTCAGTTCACTCTGTAGTGGCATAACCCACTTTTTAACGCTTAGTATGTCTGGGGCCTGCTTTCAAGGAGACTGTGCATGGTGTGTGCATGGAAACTGTAAGGCGAAATCGTTGGCGACTGAGTCGTCAGGGGAGCAGCAGACAAAATTAGTGTGTATTAGTGGTAGACGTTGTGGCATCAAGGTTAATTTTTTCACCAATGGTGCTGTGAGTTTCACCAGAATGTCTGGTTCTCACACACAATAGTAAAAAAAAAAAAAAAAACA